CCGTGCCCAGGGTGTGTCTTAACCACCCCTCCTTCCGCGGAGTTAGTATTGGATTTTGGTCGTTTGGTAGATTTATATCTCCCGACTAGTCCAATGTACCTGCTAACTTCGCCTCGTGTGTGCGCTTTTCCGTCGGCTGTCCCACACGCGTCCCATGTAGCGGAGGTAGAGCGGCATATCGCGCAGCGAACGCCAACTGTTTTCTGTCGATCGGATGTGGGAGTGATCCCTTTCCCGGCGACCAGAGAATAGCGTTGTGCTTGATAGCCCGTGCCACCTTCGTTTGGGTTACCTCGTGAAGTAGGTCGGTCTTGCTGATCTCGCTGTCGAACAATAGGTTAATTACTTGTAAACCTGTTGCTCGATTGTAAAGTTCAGTCAATCCGCCTTTCACCGTGACGGTGTGTGCTTCTGGCATTCTTCTTTCTGCCAGTCGCCACATCTGCCACGTGGCTTCCTGGTGTGCTAGGGAAATTGGTTTTTTCTTCTTCCATTCGAAGAGAATTCGTTGCGCGATCCGTAGATCGAGCTCCGAAGGCTCTCCCCATGGTCCTGAAGGAATACCGATTCCCCCCAGCCACTCCGGGATGTACCAAGGTAAGCGTGTTTTTGACAGTAGGTCCCAATGAGTTTTGAGGAAGAGGTGCATTACTACTGGTTGTAAGTCTTTGGGTGATAACCTGATGAGTTCGCGTGCTCTGCAACCGATGTTATTTCTTGGATCGTCCTGGTCGTTGAGACCAATGGCTCCTTGGCTTCTTTTGAGGCCTTGGATGAGTCCAAAGTTGACATACGGTGTTTGCTGCAGAAACGTTTCTCTTAGGATCATCGAACCATCGCGTTTGTGACACTCGATCCAGATTGGTTCCTGTAGTCTTTCGAAGGCTGTTGAGTTGATCTCAACAAATTCGTCAGATATATAGGTTTTTCCAACTGATTCGTGTAGTCCTGCAAATGCGGTGATTCGTTTCCAGAAGTCGTATACCTGTCTCTGCGAGCGTAGTGCCACGTCGTCGCCGTTGATCAGGAGTTTTGCGTTCTTAAGGCTAATTACCTTACGTTCTGCTAACTCCATGCTCCAGCGACATAGCGCGGCATTTGCTATGCATAGGACAGGGAAAGACATGATGGAACCCATGAGCTGACCAGTCGTTTGTGCCCGGTTCCCCTCGTACAGATGCTCTGTAAGGGCCTTACGAAACAGGTTTCGTTCAACGTCATGTAACTCCAGCCAATCGCTTAACGCATCTGCGATTGTCTCGGAGACCCATGACTTGAGGTTATCTGTTGCCGCCTCATAGTCTCCTGAGAGGTATGTCTCACCGTCGTAGAGTTCTCTTCCTAGTTGGTTGAGAAGGTCTTCTTCGGTGACGACTGTGCCTATCAGTTTGAATACGGGGTGGTGTCGTAAGGTTGTATGGAGCTTCTTCCAGAGGGGTCGGAGGACAGTTTGCGTAAAAGGGGGCCCTTTTGTGATGACGCGGATCTTCAGCGATTCTGCCAGAGCCACAGGTGCAACTTCGTTTTTCTCCTCGCTTGCGAGTTTGAGAATACGGAGCCACAAGGCTGTGAAGGCAGTGTTGAAGTCTGTATCGTCCATTTTGGTCTCCTCAGCAAATTGCCAACCTTCCTCAGATGAGGTTCGTTCCTCATTGGGATTCGACGAGAGTTGTGTCTGGATTCTCAACCAACCACCAGGCTTTCGCAGACCTTCCAACAGTTCTGGTTCCTCCAGGATGGAACCGATGGCTCCGGCACCGGAGCGGCTGTTGATGTAGTTTGCGGAAGTCGAAGGGAAGAAGGCTTTTGTTCGTTCCTCGGTCGTATAGGTCACCCCATCGAACAGTTCCTTAACTGTTCTTAGTAGTTGGCGCTGCACTGTCTCTTTTGACAATGTGGTCTCAACGCGCTTGGGGTAATCCAACTCGATCTCGGCCCACGACACTAGCCATCCTGGCCTTTCGGTGGTTCCGGCGATAACGGGGGCGGTCATCTTTTCGATGTGAGCTCTTTCGGCCGCGCGAAGTCGTCGTTCATCATCCCTCGGCATGCCTTTTTTGGCTTGCTTGATGGTTTGAAGGAATGACGGAAACTTCGCTGCGTGGCGGATGAGTTTTACGAAGAGACGAGCGTTGCTGCCAATGAGAACATCCGCTCTATCATGGATGTTTTCAAATGGCGCCTTTGGGAGAGGCTGTCCGCGGTGAAATGCGAAGAAGGCGTTAAGTTTGTACTTGACGACCTTCGTCCAATTCTGCTCCGGTGCAGCTCTTACCATCTCGAACCAGTGGTCCTCTGTGTTCTTGAGATTTGGTGTCTCCTTTAGCCCGTAAAGCTGGAAGGCTTTGAGAAGTACCTCTAGACACTTGCGCACGTTTTGCTTGGCTGTCTCGGCCAAGGGAGGACATCCTACCAGAATGGGTTCTTTGACATTGTTCATGTTGAAGTTCGG